TCTACACCACTTCTTAGCTTCATTTAGTGTATCTTGAACTTCTGACCAACGTTCCTCGCTAAGATTATATTTCAGTTCCAGCCTATAAGGCTTACTATGCTCACGAACCCATTTCATGACCACCTCAACAGAAACAGAGTTATTTTAGATTCGTCATCAACGTCAAGCAACCATTTACCACAGACACCGTAGTCTTCGCTTGTATGCCAATAAAGACGCCACCCAGTTCCCCAACTGTCACACCCAAGTTCACCTGCATCAGCCGAAATGAGTGGTCCAATGTTGTCATTTAACCACTGGTCAATGACACGAGACGGCATATCAGTGATTACTGGGTAACTTGAAACATCTAAGATCATGACCACATCATCCTAAAAATCAATACAACATCGTCATCGGGACAAGTTACCCAACCATAAGTTTTTGAAGGAACCTCACAGTTATATCGCTCAGCCCATTCAAGAATCTCTTCTTTATTAGCAGTATAAAACTTTTCGTCAACCCAAAAAAAGGTTTTAACTGAAGGTTGGTAGGTGAAGCGAACACCCTGTTCCTTCAGTGTCCAGAGGCAAGTCATAGATACATCAACGAAAAGGCTACATACCGCTTCTCATCGATGATTTCAAACTGACGGTTTACCCAGTCTACGAGATACAGACCAGCAGCAGGAACAATAACTTTGTTGATATACATATTACTGATACCAATACTTTTCCAATCATGACCAGTGTCAAGCAACCAATCTGTCAGATTGTCAAATGCCTGCTCTGACATGTACATGTGTCACCTCTGACGAAGCCTTTCGGTATCACTAATGAACGAAAGTGCCCAAAAGAAAAACAGGAAAAGATTCAACGCAATAGACCAGAAATGTGGGTGATTGTAATCATATGCGAGGCTGCTACCAGCAAGCAACAGGAACACCGCGTCCCAGATTACAACTAACCATGCGAAAAACTTTTGCTTCTTGTTCATCGTTTTAACCTTTCAGTATGGTAAACAGATTACCATATTCATACTCTACTAATATCTGATCACCGAGTCTATAGTAGATTTGTCTGCGGTAAACTTTCTTGAGCCAAATATACTTGTTCTCAGTTTTGACGGGGAACCAGGCAAAGAAGGATTTCCAATCACCACGACCTTTCACGCCGTGACCTGCATTGCAAAAATCCTTAATGAATGCTTCCCGCGCCCCGAACATCGGGTGTTAGTTCCCGCAAATCTGCTTAATCTCAGCAGCACTGCGATTGGTTTGAGCATATGCTTGCAGACATTCACTCTTGGTGTGTTCGGTATATCCGAGCGAACCAAACATTACCAAGAAGATGACCGCAACCGCAATCACATACCATTTGAACTCGTAATCCATCTTACACCTCCTTCACATAATTAAGCTGAGTGGCATCTTCGCGGTGAGCCTTGACCTTACCCATAATGTTCATAGTAGAACCAGTAGCGACAAGACGCTTGAAGCTGAAAAACACCGATTTGTTATCGGCAGTGATACCTGTGATGAACCACGTGTTCCACTGCTGCGAGTAATTGCAGCGAAGAACTTCGACAGTCAATTCCAGCTTGTCACCGACCTGACCGACATGCCCATTAGCATCACGCAGACGGCGATTGATAGCAGCTTTCGCTTCATTGCGAATATAGCAAGACGGAAGCGAAGAAATCACAGCAATGTCGAACAAACCAACATCTTCGCTAGCCGCACATGCCATAGCCTTGCTTTCGAAATCGGAGAGTACTTCCCCCTGCAAAATCTTGAAAGTCAGAGACTGAAAGTGACGAATCACGAGTTCAGACAATTCACGATCTTCATCGCGGATGTCAAACTTTCCGTCGAGAAAATCGCGGGTCAGATACTTGTTTGCAATGCGCGTCTGATCGCCCTGTTCATCATACTCACCCTGCTTGAGATACTCTCCGTTCACGCGCTGAGCAGCACACGCAGCAGCAAACGCTTCACGAGTATTGAAGCGAACGGGATCAAAGACTTTGCGAGCAGAGCTATTGCGATAAAAACTCATTTTGAAATCCTTTGTTAGAATCTATGAGCAATGCATAGCTCGGCTCGATCCGGCTGTCAACCAAAAAGTTACTTAATGTGCAAAATATAACTATTGTCGTGTTCAAATAACCGAAAATTATATTGGATTCGTTATATCTATCAAGCCTTCAGCTTTTCCCACATCAGCTTCTTTTCTTTATCAATTTTCCGGTGCTTGGAACCTAGCTTGTGTAGCAGAATAAAGGGACCAACCATAGCTAAAGCAGTTATTGCAAATGGCCATGCAGCACAAGCAAAGAACATAATGAATGTAATTGGCTGACTATCACTATCATCGTGAAACTCAATCTTACCTCTGCCTAGCAAATAACAATAAATGCCATAAGAGACAACTGCTACTGCAATCCAAATATAAAAGTTCATTCGTCATTATCCTTTTCACNGGCAACAAGATTATGAATAAGATTATACTGTTCAGCAGCTTTCTTTAGTGCTGGATATTCTTCTTCAAGAGTCTTTCGGTCAGTCTTATTAAACTTGATGCAGGGCTTGCCATCACTAGTATCAATGCCCATAGAGTATTCATAACCGCTGTCTACACGGCGAAGGATCCTGCGCAAACTAGACTGCTGCTGTGCCACAATAGCAGCAGTAATAGTGTGATTTGCGTTTTCCTCAACCTTTTCTAGGGTCTTAAGAAACTCAATTTCATCCTTAATAGCATCATAGATAGTATAGGGCATTATCGGTACCTCATCTTCTTCAAACGACTAAACACGCCTTCACTGACTGCAAGTGTGTCTTCGGTGTGGACACGAATATAATGTTCTTTCCATTGAGGATCAATACCTGAACCGTCAAGACGATAATAGTTTGCCGGGCTGCAATTCATTTGTTTAGCCAACACCATCAACCAGTCATCACGATCAATACGACCGATAATACGATATTTGTTGCTGATGCAGATATACCCCTTTTCATGGAGCTGTGCAGCTTCGCCCTTCTCTAGAAACTCTACAAGTTCAGGTGTAGGGTGCATCGCTGGGCAATCTTTATCGCCATACTTACAGGAGCCTTCGTAGTCACCCATGTTGCAGTGAGCCATATGGACAGCGTAGGTCATTATTGTCCTCTCAACTTAGCATTCAAGTAGTTTCTATACCAATCTTGTGTAGTTTGATACAGCAGTTGGCGGCAGTCATCATCCATTGTGTTTTTGTCGCCGGGACTCGCATCTTTGCCCAATTGAATATTGAGTCCATAGTCACCGTTTCCGACCCACACACTCACATCATCGCCGTGATTCATGTGATAATGATCACTACTCCAAGAAGTAGGATCAGTGCGAATAGAGTAGACCACAGCACTGACCGAAGGATCGTTGCATTTATCAATGTGTGTCGGAGCATCCTTTGCAATAGGATGATGTGCGAATGGATTGGGAAGATATGCACAGCATAGAGCAACCACGAGCATTCCGCCTGCAAGGGAAAAAAATACTTTTTGGCGAGAAAAAATATTATCCATTACTTGCGTCCTGATAGGATGAAGTCTCGCACACGCTCACGATCAATCGAGTCATAGCAAACTTCATTACCATACTCACGTTCCAGCCTGCGAGTAGCGGAAACTACTTCCAGGTAAGTAGCATCTACGTCCTTGTAGATACCAGTCTTACCGTTGTAAAATTCAAGAACATAGTTGATAAAATCTTCGCGGTCCATATTACCAATCCTTCTTAGGGTGCTTATCCTTGCGCTTATAGCGCAGCTTGGATTCGACCTTCTTGGGTTTGAAGGGAGTGTCACCATAAAGAACATGGTGTGCGCGAGTCTTCGGGCGACCCATTTGGAACTGAATAACTTCCTTCTTCATGGCACTTCTCCTTTCGATGCAATGCTTATACAGGTATTGGAATACGATGTCAACAAAAAAGTGCCCGAAGTTTCCTCCGGGCACCTTACCTTTAGCGGTCCTGAGAATTTACTTCTTTGTAGGGTTGTTTACAAAATCATACATCTTCTGTGCGGTTTCTAGGACCTTTTCAAGTCCAGGAAACTCTGGTGCTGCGACAGTAGTTACAAGTTGACCAGTCTCTAGCTTATGTGCGGTGAGTTCCCAGCCCATAAACTTAGCCTTGTATTCTTCAAGGCATAGCTTTTCAGCAAGGCCCAAAATGTCAGAACGAATTTCATATCCATTCTTGTTAAACTTTACTTCGGGAAGTCCCGGAATCTTCTTGTCACTCATTCATATCATCCTTGAATCTTGGGCTTGGAAAGATATTCCCATTCGTCTTTTGTGTATGGCCACATTGCCAATCTCCTTAGATTGCTAGGAGATTGTACAGTGCGAACAAACATAGTCCGACAATAGTAAGATTGGCTGCTCTAGACACTCGCACTACTGCGGGGACCTTCGTGCCAAACATCTGTGCTTGATACTTACTCATTTTACTTTCCTTTCTTGTGTGTGAATGTCGAATCAACCGTTTCTTTAGCAGACTTCAATGTATCTGCAAAGAAAGACTTGTCGGACACGATTTTGTGCAGGTCACTGCCAGCAGCAAACGTGGCATCAACAGCCTTCTTAGTGTATTCGGTTTGTGTGTCTACAAAATGATTGAGAGTTTTTGCAAGTTCTTCGTGTTTTACGAAAGTGTCAACTGCAATTTTCTTGGCTGATTGAACCGCGTCAATAGCCGCTTCGACTAACATTTTATTCATAGTTATTACCTTTTCTGTGTGTGTGATGTGGCATAAAATCCACGCTGCTATTTAGTTTTTATTGCAGTGCAATAACTTAAACTACTTACGGGATTCTAAATATTCTTTTAGAGTTCCATAAAGAGTTAACATCATAGCGATCTTATGGTCATATATTCTAATGAACGGACCCTTTCGATCAGATTCTCTGTATACACCCAGATAGTATGGACAGTCAAGTTTTTTGGTCACTTCTTTAATAAAAGCATCCCAGCCGGATCTGTCATACTCTCCTAGTGGAAATTCATAATGTGCAATTTTAGCAAGCTGAAAAGCCTTCATGCCTTCTTCTGTTAGACGAAGACCAGAGCCTCCCCTTCCTGTTATCCACCAGCGAAAGAGTAACTTGTCAACTGTTATTTCTTTCCAAACGTTTTCTTCAACATCTGGAATCTCTGTTTGTACAGTCTTGGTTATCTCTTTTTTGGTTTTAGGATAAGTCATCAGGATATACAGTGCGGCCCGAGTTCATGAACACCACTGTAAATTTGTCCGTCTTGAATTGTGCGTTCAGTTTACGGCACAAATTGCGGGCATGACCCGGATTAGAAAAACTAGTTTTCTTATACTTGGGTGCAGCATCATTGGTTAGATAATGCGATGATTTCAAGTTGATAGGTTGATCATCATAGAACACGGCCCAAATTCCTGCTGCCTCTACGATTTGGTCACACTTGTATGTTTTTTTATCTACGTACTCTAATAGTACGTTTGGTTGAGTTCTACTCATTTAAACGAACCGCCTTTAATTTCTATTTGTATTACTTCATTAGATTTATCGTCCGCTTTGGTATTGCTCAACTCATACAAATCTGACAACAACTTTGAAATTTCGTCACGCAATCCACGTGCATCGGCGGCAGGCAAAACAATATCTCGTGCTTGCTTTGACTCCATGAGTGCCATCTTGTCTATGAATCGCTTGATGTGGATCATTAGATATTTATCGCTTCTTGCGCCTCTGTTTCTGTTTTATATGGTCCGCTATATTCATAGCGTTGAATGAAGATATACTTGGGACAGAAGATTGTCTGCTTCGTTCCGTTCTGATCCATCACGAACCATCCTGCTGCATGTAGACACTTGCTCTTTTTAGACGTAGTAAAAAGATGAAGTCCACGCTGCACATCAAAGATTGAATTGTAAATCTTTGCTGGAGTCGGGAACTGAGGATAAGGCATTGCCACTTTAGTTTTGTTAGACTTAAGTGGCTCGAAGCGAATCTGAGTCTTCTTCTTCAATTCATTTGCATTATCAAACTGAAGGAAGTTGCCGTTAAGCTGAACACCGTAGCCAGCATTATTAGCTTCGATGTTACCAACTTTCTTCTCACCGTCAGTGACAATCCAGAATTGATTCTTGATGATTGGTTTTGCAATAAGTTCGGTCATTTTTGTTCCTTGCTTTTGGTATTCGACTTGTACTTAGTGTAGAGATATGCCCAAAAGAAAGTCCCACAAAGAAAGCCAACTGCAAATGAGCCTAATACCCACTCAACAATGCTGCCGAAAGAAATCATAGTAATCATTGCACTAAAGTATCCCATACTAGTTCTGCATCCCTGACAACTGCCAGAGGAGAAACCCATCCATTGATAATCGCTATATTCATAAGTTCTTTATACTCGGACGGGCATTTATTTGAAATTTCAACACCTGCTCTGGTAGCCATTATACTCCCATCCTTAACCAAAAAGTTAGGATCACCGGGACGAATGGTTCTCAATGAAGTTTTGTAGCTCACCTGTGCATAACCTCTGCACTGAGCATGATGAACAGGAACTCTTTTTCTTCCTCTTCATTGAGTACTCTTATACCAGTGCCAGCACGATTCTTGGTGTACTCAAATGAGCCATCAGAGTTCTGACGAACAACTGTAGTAGCTTCATATATCACTCCCATATTGGGCTTCTTAGGATATCTGTACCACTGTAGCTGACCCGATTCATTATACATTTCTACGTAATGCGGCCGCCAAACATGCTCCCAGTACAGGTGTGTATCAGATTCCATGTCCATCCAAACAGACTTCCCGTTCTTCCTGCTCGTAGCTATATTGACTTCCATTCCCGGACGAAAGCCTCGTCCAATGCTCTGGATATCTTTCACCCAATCACCCATGAAGCACACCCTTATATGGGGAGTTCAGCCACTTGGAATAAGTGTCAACTTGCTCAGAAATCTTAGTGAGTTCATACTTACCGCAGAACTTCATCAGGTGAATACCAACTTGAGGAGTCGTAGTCAAACGAACATCATTGCGAATGATTTCATCCACTGCATTCTTGATGTCTTCTGGTTGTGCAGCAAGATCGATAAGAGTACGATTGCGTTCATAATCATCACGAACACGATGCTCTTCACCGTTGTGGTCTACCCACTTCTGCAACATCAGATTGTTCCAGTTGAACCCCTGCTTATTGCGATCCTCGAAAGCTTCCTTGATGCCAACTGCATTCTTAGAACCCTTCTCACGAACACCGGGATATGCACTGAATACATTGTCAGTCGCATCCCCGCGAATGCACTTCTTAAAAAGAAGATATTCAGGGTCTTCCAAAAGTTTGTGCTGACCGGTCTTCTTGTCCTTAACCGGACGATCACGGTCATCGTAATACCCATCCAGCTTGATCAACTGCCCAGTCACACCATTGTATTGCTGAACATTCTCATTGATCAACTGTACATAGTCCGAGTCCGAAGAAATGATGAAATGCTTGTCGTTCGGATGAAGATGGATGAAACGTGCAATAAGATCGTCTGCCTCAGCAGTTGGGCAACGAAGAACAGATGCATTAGTTTTTTCACGCAGGAACGTGGTGAACTGATCATATGTTTCCCAGAACATCTGATTTTCTTCGAGTTCAGCTTCGGTCACAGATGCAGTATCTACGACACGATTAGCCTTGTATGGCTTGTAAAAATCCTTACGCCACGAACGACCTTCAAGACAGAAGACCACATGATCAATGTTGAACTTACGCACCATTTGATTGACTGATGCCAAAGTGAGGTGCATAGCCATACCAATCTTCTCCCAAGTATCACTGTTGCGAGAAGCAACATGGCGAGCGCGGAAGAACGTATTAGCTGTATCAATAAGTGCGTAGTTCATGTGGTACCTTTTCTGAATATGCGTACATTATACACAAAGTATGTGTATATGTCAACTGTTAAAGTACAGTTTCGGATTATCCATGACATCTTCCATCGTGTATATGGGTTCCCCGAAACCAGATACGTATGGTAAATGATTATCCAGAACCTTTTGGATAGGAAGACTATTTTTATTAATCACAGAATCAAAAAATTCTTCCAAATCTGCTATGGTTTTCCCACTTAGTGGGTGAAGCCATTCCAATACCCAATCCTCACCGTATTCAATGCAATATTCTTTCCAGGTCTTTTTCTGGATTTTTTCAATTTCAACTATAGCATCACTTGGGCCCAGGTATAATTTTTCAAATTCTTGCATGACACCGGTTGAACCAATATATGACCTAACCCTGCGTTCTGGATTTGAAGTTATACCGAACCCAATCAATCTATGAAAATCATCGTCTATTTTAATATAATGATTAGAATGGATCAAGTATAACCATTTCATTGCAGGTGTATCAGTCATAAGTAGCTTTCAATGCGCTTTGTGATTTCATCATCAAAGAAATCGATAATATCATGCGTATGCGTAATTGCAGTCGTGTCTAAGATAGGGTCTTTCCCACCTAGCTTTTGGTATATTCTGCATACCGTAGCAGCAACCATAGTGTCAGTTGGAGCTGGAACTTTTGCAGTAATACCGTGTACTGCTCTATAATATCGGTCCCAAGCCATACTTGCTTGTGCCTTAAGGTTGGCATGTGTCCAAAAAATAGACTTGATTACGGCATTGATGTCGTCCATAAATTTGACGAATTTTTTACTGCTAGGATTCACCTTTTTGTCAACAATAAAATCTCGATAAAAACTCCCGTAGAACCCGTACTCACACGCATCGAATGCTGATTCTGTCCAATATGTATCATGACATTTAGTGATGAATCCCAGTTCTTCGGGCGAACGTTCCGTCAAGCCGGCGATATGAGTGATAGCGCCCGCCCGCCCACTGTTATTTTTATCCTTTGATCGGACCGGATAGCAATTGTTATTTTCTACAGCTTCCACTTGCTGATGTGCCAACACTGATTCTTTGTCACGCTTTCCATCGATTCGATACTTGAAAACACTTGTTCTCAGCATAGCATAGTCTTCAACCGGCTTTTTACCCTTACCGTTATTCCAGTGGAAGTCGTCCCTGGCAAAACTTTTGTCATCGGTTTCTATATACATTACTGGAAGAAGTAGCTCTTCACCTTCTTCTAGATCACTCCAAAAACCTTCAAAAAAGAGTAAGGCTTGAATAACGCTGTTGTGTTGACCGTCAGTGGAATGATAAATTTCTTTGCCCGGTTCTTTAATAGCATAGATCACTGAAATTCTATTAGGATCGAATTCCTTTAAGATTTGCAAGGCATGGGTCAGGTCCATTTCACGCTGAATATCTTCATCAATGATGATACAAGACAACGGAACCCATGCAAATTTCCTTCTACCCTTTGATTTAAAAGAAACCATGTTCTTTTTCATTTTATCTATAAGAGCAGCACACTGGGGATGCTGTTTAAGTTCTGCAACCCTATCCGCTAATGTTTTGGTATAATACTGCTTAGAACTGCGGTTCATTTCATTGTTTGGTCTCAAAATATTAGGATCTTTTTTTTGATGAGACCATTTGAGCTTAAATTCCTTAGTAGTCATTGGTATTCCATAATTAGTTAAACACTATTGTTAATATAGTAATATTTTACACAAAAGTCAATACTTTTTAACTGACCTCAGTAAACCCGTCACCCAAATCCTTCTGGCGAATGATGCGAACATCATCACGCTTTTCAGGATCAGCGATTTCTTGTTCATATACTTCAAGCGCAATGTTGCGGCATACGGTTTGGAACCAGCGATCAACAATCATCTGGTCTGTGTCTTTTTTACTGTATTTGTAGCCTTGCTTGATCAAGTTGATTACAAACTTGTCGTTCCAGTCAAGTTCAAAAGCACCATTGTTGATGTCAGCCGGATCAAGGTCTACACTTAGAATGGCTACGTAGGGTTCGCCCTTAGCAGTCGCAATCTCTTTGGGTGTTAACTCCGGCTTAGTATCCTTAGGTTTACGCGGAGCCTTCACTTTAGGCATCGGCGGCTGTAGTTCTTTATCAGGAAGTACCGATGGCGCTGCATCGTCTTCCATAGTCAACCATTTCTTTAATCGATCAAACATTCTTACCTCTTAATTGTATATACTGTTCTGTAGTTATCTTCTTCATCATCTTGAGGAATAATAACCACCTCACCTTGCATCCACTGCGGAGGAAGACGGTTAGTCCAGCGATGCAGCGAAGCCTTGCCCACTGTGTAATAGTTACGATAATTAGCGATAGGATCGTCACCTACCTTAAACTCGTCTCCCATGCAAGATGGCATTTTAGTCAGACCACCTTGCTTGATGTTCTTGGGAGCATCCTTCAGTATGGTCCCCAGCTTATCAATAGTGAGATGAGTACGAGAATAGCGATGGGTATACTCACGACCAAGAGCAAGCAGATGAGTATAAAGCCAATCATAATTTGCGCTAGATTCGCGGACCCATACTGCGGACGGGTGATTGATATGAGTAGCAGAATACATAATAGTATCAATAGCATCGGGAAGTTTCCAAACTTTCTTCTTGCGGCCAGATGCCGACTTTCCTGCTTCCTCTACACCATCAAGAACTCGATGGGCAGTGGACAATAGCTGTGCTGTCTCAAGAATCATCTTAACAACATGGCGATCAACCATGTCGCAAGCAGCAATCTCAGGATCAGAATCTACATAAAAAATGTTCACCGTATTACCTCATTGTTGATAAATACATTATTACTAATAGGATTATATATGGACATTCGTAACATTCTAAACATCATATCAGAAAATTCAGAAACTGTCAAGGGTGGATCTCCTTTTTCGGATAAATTAAACGTTCTGACTCTAGGACAATTTCTAAATCTGTCAGGTATCGAAACCCCCGATGAAGAAGATGCAGAGATTGATGAGGCAAAGTTAGATGCTCCTGCTAGAAAAATGGGCGACGATGAACTCGAACAGTATTTAGACCGTATCAAGGGTCTATCGACTGGCAAGAAAACATCACGCGGTCTTGATAAGTATGTATCAGGAAAAACGAAGCAGGACAAGTACAAAAAGCCATATATACATCGTAGCACCGTTATTCCTATTGTAGACGAAGAGGGCAAGAAATATAATCTAGATGCTCTGCGTTCATTGGTTACAAAGCGTCCTTCAAAGATTCTTAAGCAAAACGAAAAGATGCAGCACAGTGATGGTACTGCCAGTGTATTCTACAACGTAGGTCTCCCCGCACTAAAGGGTCTCGCGGTTGATGAGGATACAGGTGATTTCGTGATCATCGACACTTGCCCAGGTGCAGGCGCATGTCAAACTTACTGCTACGCCATGAAGGGCGGATATGTTCAGTGGAAGAATGTCGCTGAAGGTCAAACGCAAATGCTGAATTTCTTGTATAACGACCCAGTTGGTTTCATGAAAATGATGGGAGACGAGATTCAAGCAGCAGACAAGAAGTTTAACAAGAAAGACAAAAAGACAAAACTGGTCATTCGTTGGCATGACGCAGGAGATTTCTTCTCTCCGCAGTATCTTGCAATGGCATACGCTTTAGCTAGAAAATATCCAAACGTAGATTTCTATGCGTATACCAAATTGGCATCAGTTGCAAAGTCAAGTAAGCCAGACAACTTCAAAATTAACTATTCAATGGGTGCTAAGCCATCACAGGAAAAGGAAATCGACTTTGATCAAACCAAGAACAGTCGCGTTGTTCCAGAAGTTCTGTTCAAGGACCTTTTAGATCGTGATGATGGCAAGCCTGTTTATAAGGATCAGCAAGCAATCGATACTCTTAAGCAGCGCATAGCTGCCAAATACAGTGTTGAACCAAGCAGCATCTTGACATATGACGAAATGATGAAGACTCCACCTAGCAAAGAAAAGAATAAGTGGAACGTCATTGTTAAGCCAGGAGACGGAGATGACTCCGCTAACCGCAATGACGTTCTCAACTCATTCTTGTTGATGCACTAATCAAATACAAACAAATCAGGGCCCGACCCTTCGTCCTCCGGTGGAACAAATGTCGGGTCTTTTGATAGATATGTATTCATATCCGTATATTGAATATTGATAAATTTGTATCGATTGGACAGAACACTTTCGAAATCTTCTCTCGCTAGGTGATTTCGTTTGAGTTCTTTGATGTAATCAGCATAGTTTACAGTTTGGTAGGTATTGACCTTAGCCGCGCTATTATTACTATGCTTTCCTACAAACCCATCTAGAAAACGAATCCATCCTTCCGCTACTTGAGAATCAAGTTCACGCACATAATCTAACGCACCTTCGACCTGACTAACAGCGTACAGTTCCTTCAATGCCTTAGGAACATCACTTTGCTTAACTTTAACATAGTATTTGCTGTCAAAGTTATCAGACCAATCTTGATTGTCAAGTACTACGCACGGCATCTGCCCTAAACATTCCATGAATGCAAATGAGTAGTTTTCACGTAAGCTAGGCATGAAAAAGACCTTGCAGCTTTTGATGAAATCAACCTTTTCGTCTCCCACAATACCATCCTTGATCACATAATCCGTGATACCAGCATCAGCAAATGCCTTCTCAAACTTGGCAGCTCCATTGCTATTAGTCATTACTCTTGCCGGAAGATTGCATTCCTTCATAGCTTTGATATATGCTTCTGGATTCTTGCCAGCTTCCCAACGACCGATGAATAGCACACCTTCACGAGGACCAGTGCTTGGTTCCAAAAGTCCTCGCTCACTCATAGGCATACGCAACAATTGACAATTAGTAGCGCCGTGCTTCACTAATTCATCAATGTTCTTCTGGCTTTGTGTTCCTATAACAATATCAGAGAATTCCATATGCTTGTTATAGAAATTGTGATAGCTGTCCAAGAATACGTCATTGCCCTGAGATTCACGGAAGATCATGCTGTGCAAGTGAGTGTAGAATACGACAGGAATGTATTTGCTAATAGTCATAGCATAAGCAGCAGACATAGCTTCCTGTGTGTTGCACACGACCATATCATAGATATTGGTTTCAAATGCTTTCAGTAACGCCTTACGAAAATTGATAATTTTCTCAAAGTTAATCGTATCACTAAATGCAAATGTTGCAGTATGATCGGTGTATCGTAGAGAATCATCTGGATAAACAATGTTTGCACCTAAGCTCTTGATATAATCACTGAATGGATTAGTGGGCGCCTTGTCAAGTACGATGTCAACCTTCCAGCCGATGCGACCACACATTTCGGTAAAACCTTTAGCGAACTGCCCGATTCCACCGTGTGGAATAAAGTGTTGGTCACTAATCAGAAATGCAATTCGTCTGGAATATGTCTTCATACTTTACGGGCCGTAACTAACAGGTGCCATCCAAGATGTTCACGAACAGCATCGCGCATTTCTTCTGACATTGCTTCGAACCAGGGTTCTAGTTCAAAGACATTTTGCTTATACTTCGGAACATTGTACATAAAGCAATGTGCCTGACGAATGCTTTCGACTTCGAACTTGCCATCTAGCAACTTATGGATCTCATCATTTGTATATGCAATAGCATACGGACATGATGCCTGTGCTTCATACTGATCCAATCCCTTTTGAATCATTGCATACTTCCAACTATTCTTAGCATACACCATGAACTTAAGTTCACCGCCATCGGCAAGAGCAAAATGAATGTTGGATAGTGTCTTTTCAATATCGGGATAATGATGCAAGACGCCGAAGCTGTACACTAGATCAAACTTGGGAAGTTCATACATATGGTCATCCCCGCTTCTTAGATAAAATGTACCATCTAGACCATATACACCGAAACGCTGCTGTGCTAGAATCAAACTTTCTGCGCTAATGTCAATGCCAGTATAATCAGCACCAGCCTTAGCAAACTCTACAGCATCTGCTCCAATGCCACAGCCGATTTCAAGAACTTTCTTGTCCTTGTAATTTTCAAACTGAGCGAAGTCCTTGATATGCGGCTCAGCCTTATAACGCTTAGCAGAACCTTCTTCAAAATATTGAAGTGTTCCAATTTCACTCTTAGAGTGATTGATATTGCAGGGCTGCTTGTCCCAATACTCTACGATCTTTTGTTTAATACCTTGATTACTCACTATTCATCCTTTTAATCTTAACATAATATATTCTTCTTTAGTATACCAGCGATCTTCATGGTCTATTTGTCCGCCATAGGTATAATCAGAGTGCCGAACCCGATATGCTTTCTTTAACCAAATGTTCTTTTTACTTGAATTGCACTTACGAGGCCAAATAGAAATTCTATAAGATGTGGTAATTTTTTCCCAATCACTACATCTGTTGTGGACCCATTCAACATCAGTCATCGGTATTGCTTTGGGTTGCCATCCCACTTAAGTTGCCCAAGCATTCTTAAAGAGAGGAACCTGCAAGCGATCACTATAGCGAACACCATGCTTCATTGCAGACAATGCTACATTCTTATTGTTGAGAGCATAGACACTTTCAACACCGCCGACTGGCATGAGATAAACGTCACCATCAAAACCGGCATCACGATAAATCGCAGCGGTTTCGATTGCTTCGGTTACGTCATCTTCTGTTGCAACCACGAACTTGAGATACGTGTGACCTATATCCTGATAGCGACAAACAATGTCAGGCTTAATCGCTTCTGCCCTAGCTTCGCCCGAGCAGCTTAGCTTAGCACTGACGCTGAACGTGATTTCTCGGTCAAACGCATAGCCAGTCTTTTCACCAAGCACAGCTTCCCAACGCCATTTGTCAAGATACTCCGCGAACTCCTCACTGATGGGTTGAGTACCATTAGTCTCAAAAGTAATCTCTTTGAGAGTGTTCATCTTGGGATGACTTAGCAGTTCCGGGAATGCCCTCTGCCAACCTAAGAGTGGTTCTCCTCCGGTAATGACGAGGTGTTCGTTTCGCCATTCGTTGAACGGTAGAATTTCCATAATACTATCGACAATGGAATCAATGTCCCTAACGGGAGACAGATGCTTAAAGCGAGGATCGGAGGTGGGATAGCTGTCGCAGCCTGTCGCAACGAGCGGAAGGTCTTGGTAAGAGGTGTACGCTTTTGCATCTATTTTCTCAATATCCTTAGTTAATTCGCCTTTCGGCATACCAAATCCCAAACAACGAAAGTTGCAACCAAAGGTACGAAGGAACACACTAGGTACTCCGACATATTTACCTTCACCTTGAATGCTATAGAATATTTCACTGATCTTGATTTTTGTCATCTTCTTCTTTCCAACCATGTCTATACGGATCATAACCATGTTTTCTGTGGAATTCGTCACGATCATTCTCTATGGTCCAAATTCCGTACAACACGACAGATGATAATCCACATATCACAAATATTACTATATACTGAAATAAACTCATTGTCAACTACCTTTTCCACCAAACTTCCCAGGGAAATTCGATCCAAACATCATTCTCTGCTTTGTTGATTGTTGTAGCAGAATAGTTCACCTCAAATGAACTTGCATCATTGTCAACTAGCACTGCAAAGCGAACGTTATTGTTCCATACTGTTCCCCATGAGGGTTCGTCTGGTAGACAACAGCTTTGCCAATCGTTTTTGATCCACTCTAGAGTAGCACCGGTGTCGTTGATATCATCTACGACAAGAATATTCTTTCGGCGCTTAGTGTCCCACCTACTCTTGACAACATCACGATCATCTTGATTTACATATCCGAATGCATCTTCTGCCATCCAGCAGTTAGATTCGCATTCATCACCGTCACGAAGACTGACCTTGAGTGTTTCCATAGGAATGTCGAGATAATGACTAATCTTAAGTGCAGGGACTAGGCCCCCGCGAGTCAGTCCAACAATATAGTCAGGCTTCCATGCATCATTATTCATTTGCCGAATGATGTCATGAATCAGTGCATCAATCTGTGCGTCTGTGTAGCTCGTCTTGTTCATTATCCGTTCCAATGATGTATTGCGTTTGCAATGATAAAGAAGTTGGTTATGAAGGCTTGAAGGACTAGCACTGTGCGAACCCAAGCAACCTTGTCAGATTCGTGATCACACGGTGAGGCCTTTTCACCCAACGCCTTTGCCCAGAGCCTCCATAGTTTATTCATATATAATAATACTCATGATTATTAGGGTCCTTTAACCTTTTGTGTAGCGTTGCTTCGCATATCTTTAATTCTAGCATAGCAGCCTTAAGTGTGTCAAACTCTTTGGTTGCCGCAACTATTTTTCTTGCCCGGCCATTGCCCGATCCTGAACATTTTCCTTTTCTGCCCTCACTCATATTTTTGAACACTTCTTCTCTTTTTTCAGCAGTCCAGGTATTTCTTGTTTCTTTTGCTTTTTCTCTTGCTATTTTTTCTCGTTCGGGATTTCGGCCTTCAACCCCTTTTCGGGCTGCTTCCCTTCTGCGATCCGATCCCATTCTTTCTTTGCCTAAACGGGTTGACCTCTTTCTATCATCCGGGTCTCGGTTTCGGGTTCCCTCTACGAGTCTATCAACATTTTCTTTTAGCTTTTCTTTCAACTTAATTCCGTTGTCAGTCTGATACCATTCTTTGGTTTTTTGATGGACACCATCTAGGATAGCCCTCTTTTCATCATCAGTGCGTTTTTCCCACACTTGTTTGATCTGCTGCCTAAATAACTCTTTGCGCTCATCAGACCATCCTGCTTTGGTATCACCACCTGACACATCTTTTGCTATATTGTAATAATCTCTTGAATAATATGCTTTCGTTTGATCCAAATAAAACTTTTCTCTTTCTAAGAGAACTTGTTTATCGTGTACCTCTACATATTCTATTATAGTTCTGGTAAAGTTTTCAATTCCGTACTTCTTAACAGCCCGGCGGAAGGCTTTACCAGAACCTACATACCCATCTTCTATAGTTCCCGCATGTGAACCAATATACTTTTTTCCATTGATATTATTGGTCCATTCGTATATAAATCCATAATACATAGTTCGTCCTTTGCAACTAGCTATGTTTATTTAGTCCTTATTAGTCAAGGTCTGCAAAAAGGTCTTCGTTCCATTCCCTGTGCCCCTCGCGGAAAGCGACATTAGATTGTGTTTCCCTTACCTCGACACGATAGCACCACAGACGCTCAGCTTCGCCGGAACCCCAGTGATCAGGTATATAAACCCCGTTAATGAACTTGTAAATCATATCAGCAAGTGCTTCGCACCCCGTTGCTTTGACTAAGGTAAGTTTTGCCATCCCCCTGCGTTCAGCTTCTTTATACCAATCCATATTAGGATCATCGGTGCTGACCAAAAGTGTGTGATCCAGCTGGTCCTCAAGAATACCCTTAAGGTCCTTAAGACCACCATAATCAGCACACCAATTACGTGCGTCTAACGTGTCGGCACCAAAGTATACCTTGATAGTGAAACTGTAACCATGAATCTGATTACAATGGCTATCTGCACGCCATTGACGATATGCACAGGGAAATGCATCATGCCACTCCTTAGTGCTGGTATACTTATAAGGTCGTGCGATTCTAGCAGCCTGCTCAAGTAACTCTAATTGTGTACGAAAAACCGCGTTGGTAGGATCGTTCTCTACCTTCTTACGAAAATATTCAATATCTTCTCTTGTACTCATCTTTTATCTCCTATGTTACATTAGCATAGGCGGCAGAATTTATCAAGCGGGATGACGCCCAGACCGCTGTTCACTTGAACTTACTTACAGTTATGACTCCGAAACGATACATTCCGGATTCACATCCAATCCTATTTATGACAGCTTGTACAAGCTGTACCATTTTTACACTGTTACCGCATATGATAGTAAGTGGAAAACTATTCTGATTCATAAGAATAAAGTTTTCCACCATCATATCTACGTCTTGATGTTTAACACCGTGAAGGTCGAGTTCATGCATTTAGCCGATCCATTATCTGTGCATCAGCTACCCTCTTGCGAAGACTACTTGAACTAAAACTGTGGTCTCGGCTGTTAAAAACTAAGTCAATGCCTCTCTGCATACACTGCTTTCTACCTGTAAAATCAATCTTTTGGTATTCAACACCTAAAATGCGAACATCAACCGGCAGAATAAGAAGCAAGTCCACCAAGTCCTGTTCTGTCTGATAAACTACAACTTCATCCACATACTTAACTGCTGAAAGTTGAATCTGTCGTTCCACAATCGATTGGATGGGTTTGTTCTTGGTATCGGGGCGATCAATGGTTGGATCAGTTTGCAATCCACAAATCAAATAGTCACAGTGATTCTTAGCTTCTGCAAGCATAGCGATATGACCCGCATGAAGCAGGTCCCATGCGCTAAATGTTATCCCTATTCGCTTTCCTTGCTCTTTAAGTTTTTTGATCTTATTGAATACCATCTGTTAATACTTCCTCTAATATGGGTTCACCAAACCCATATGTTACTCTGTATTCTTTGCCTGCGTGTTCGTAAAAGTCAGTTGAGGTTCTCTGATTGTTCGTGCTTTTGTAGGGTTCTACTAGCTTCAATATAAGCATAACCTGCTCTGCTTCGTGGCCAGTAATCTCTCTCATTTCAGGACCATGTACCTCAAGATACCATTTTCTGAAAGCCTCAGGGTTACTTTGGATAGCTGCGGTTTGGCGATGTAACACTTCCAATATACGCTTATTTCTCTCGCTCATTTTTCTGTACTTTCACATAATACATAGCCATAACTAACCAAATGCTAGTCATAACTGCAAGTGTTGCACCCGCAAACAACGAGAACCATTGATGCAGGTGCCAGTAGAAATACACATTCCAGAAACCCCAAATCGACCAAAAGAAACTTGAAGGCCAAAATGTGCCCTTGACAGTCTTGTGTTTGCGAAGCGTAAAGATATTGATAGTTGCTGCTACCGCACCAAACGCTTCAAAGCTGCCATTAATAAGATCAGGAATGTTCATTGATATTTCAACCTAAACCATATTTCATCTGCTTCTGTGAGGAACTTCAACCGATATTTGAATGTCATTGACGCGGGATCGTATGCTTCTTCCAATTGATAGTTGCCTGGAAAAAGTTCTTGCATCTTATCCATAGCATATGTGTATCGTTTGGCATCCTCAGTACCATCCTGGTCTCTAAACCAGTTGACCGGACCTACTTTTCTAAGAAGTTCCTCAGGAGTCACGACTAGTACTGGGTTCACTTGCCCATTCGTGCAATGCTTAGAAACTCTGCACGAGCAGCAGGATCAGTCTTGAATCCACCACCTAGCTTGCAAGTCACAGTAGAAGAACCAGTGTCTTCAACACCGCGACTCTTAACGCAATAGTGCTGTGCATCAATCATAACTGCAACATTGTCAGTTTCAAGAATATAGCAAAGAGTGTGAAATACCTGCTCAGTTAGTCGCTCTTGAATCTGAGGACGCTTTGCAAAGTATTCAACGATACGATTGATCTTTGAGAGACCCAGAACCTTTTCGCTGGGTACATAAGCAACAGTAGCAAGACCGTCAATGATTACAAAATGATGTTCACAGTTACTTTGTACATTCACGTTGCGTTCAACGACCATTTCATCATAGCCCATCTTGTTCGCAACAGTTGTACACTTGGGGAATGCTTCATAGTCAAGGCCCCAAAAGATTTCGTTGACATACATCTTAGCAACACGCTTCGGTGTTTCAATAAGGCTATCATCAGTAAGATCAAGTCCGAGAGTACGCATGATGCCGGCAAAATGCGCCTCGATGACATCAATCTTTTCCTTGCGGTCAATGTCGTTTTCTACTGTTGGAGTTTCGACACCCATCTTGACGAGATAATCATGGACTCTGCGGCCCAATTCGGGATCGGTTTTAGTTTTGTTATAGCTCATAATTCTTTCCTTCCTTACGCGGATTATGATATGTGTTTCGTCACCGTTGTGTGACGTTAGTATTTAGCGATTCTTTGATATGATTGCATAATTTTTCGGCAACTGAGTGAACATCTTCTACCGGATATCCTTCATTATAGCACACGACAGGCTCAATTGCTACTAAAAAAATCTGCCCGGAATGGGTTTGCCAGCGAAATACACGCTGATAGTGCGTTCTACTAGCGTATACCGGAGTAAAGAAGTTTCTATACCCGCTGACATACCCATAAACTTTTCCTTCAAAAGCGTTAGGATGCCATTCGAGTAATTCTAACTTGTTGAGCGAGAACCTTGTCTTAATGGCATCCAATAAAATCACTTTGTAAATACTCGATTGTACTGATTGTTTACTCTTACAAATGTTGTGCATTTGCTCAAGTGCTTCAATTCACTAGCACCGACATAAGTGCAAGTGCTACGAAGTCCACCAAGAATGTCACGAACAGTATTTTCAACTGGACCCTTGTATGGAATCTCTACAGTTCTGCCTTCACTGCTACGATAGTCAGCAACTCCACCATGATGCTTATTCATGGCAGTTTCGCTGCTCATTCCGTAGAATTGTACACGGCGTTCACCGGTCAGAATGATATCAGCCTCATCGCTGTAATATCCAGTAGGCTTCCAGCGAGTAAACTGTGTACCACCGCCTTCATCATGACCGGCAAGCATTCCTCCGAGCATTACAAAGTCAGCACCTGCACCAAATGCCTTAGCTACATCGCCAGGACAAGTACAACCGCCATCAGCAATAATGTGACCTCCAAGACCGTGCGCTGCGTCTGCACACTCGATGATTGCGGAAAGTTGCGGATAACCCACACCAGTCTGTATACGAGTAGTGCAAACACTACCGGGTCCAATACCAACCTTAACAATGTCAGCGCCACGTAAAATTAACTCCTGTGTCATGTCTGCGGTAACAACATTGCCCGCAATGATTGTGTGTTCTGGGTACTTGTTACGAACTTTAGCAACGAAGTCTCCAAATGCCTCACTGTATCCATTCGCAACGTCAATGCAGATATATTGAAATGGATAAAGATGCAGCAGGTCTTGGAGTTTAGTATAATCGGAATCACTTGTTCCAGTGCTTACTGCAACATTACTAAAATTGACATTTCCCTCATAAAGTTCGAAACCAGCAACATCATAGCTCTTAACTAGACAAGTAAACAGTGAGTTCTTATCCAACTCTTCTGCCATAGCAAGTGTACCTACACCATCCATATTAGCAGCCATGATAGGAATACCTGTGTATTCTTTTCCACTGTGCTTGAATCTGTATGTACGCTGTAGATTAACTTCCTTGCGACTAGTTAATGTTGACCGCTTTGGACGAAACAACACATCACTAAAGTCAAGAAGAATCTCATTTTCAATACGCATTAGTACTTTGCCTCTCTAGTGTACTTGCGATAGTCAAAAGAATCGCGGCGCCACTGCTCGCCCTTGCCTTCAAGAATGTCACAGATGCGATCAATTGTGCCATCAGTCCAATCGCTGATGTTGCCCATATTAGGATGTGGCTGCTTCAATAATACATCTAGCTTAGCAATAGCATCATCAATAGACCAAGGGATATACATGCGCTCATGGTCATTTGCAAATGTTTCAGGGAAGCTACGATATGCAGGATATAGAACATTGCAACCAAGTGCATCAGCTTCACTTACAGTATTAGATACCCAATCTTGCAATGCACAGTTGAACACTACGCGACTGTTGTTGACAATCTCATAATACTTGTTCTTGTCGAGATTATCATACACGGTCAACTTGCTATCTTCAACCATCTTGCGAGTACGAGCCATGTAGCTATCGTTGTTGCTCTTTAGTTCGCCGCCACTGCAAACAACAAACTCAACCTCCTTGCTAGGATAACGTTCATGCCATGCATCAATTAAATCCATGTAGAAGTCAGGTTGCTTCTCTTGATCCCAGCGGGCGCTGAATACAACACGAAACCTTCTTGAACTAAACGGAGTAATGTAGTTGTCTACCCTCTCAATTACTTCGTCCTTGCCAAATGCGAGTCCACTGATATTGTAGATAGGAACGTCCCATCCTGCAACCTTCATGTGTGCAACCATTTCTTCGTTAGTTGCAAGAACGCCCGATACACTAGAACATACCATTTGCTCATACGCTCTCATCCAGCGATCCATTCCCCACACATGAACAAAGTCATCGGGGTCAACCGTCTGCGCGAGACAACGAACATAGATACGGGGCCACATATGTTCAGGAAGCTGGTCAATGATGTATGGAAGACTTTCAAAGCCCGGCGTGAAAAGGTCCTCGAAATAAATCACATCCTCTGAAGTAATCTTTCCTTCTCGCATCAGTTTAACTAAGTTAGCCATCTGGGTTAACGAATAGTACGATCTTCCGTGGGCATCAAGTACTTGCCCAGTGACAATAGCTTTCGCATCATCTAGCATATCACCGTGTACTATTCGGTAATTAATTCCCCGCCGCTTGAATATTCTTTCGTTCCACTCTTGTAATTGTAAGGTGTAGCGGCCTACGTAAGGTTCCAATCCACAATACCATAAGGTTCTCATTAGTGCGTAACTCCTTTAAGATAATAATCTTACACTATATTTGGTCAGGTGTCAATCAGATTGGGATAAATAAAAGTGTAGTTCACGGGACTGGAATCCCCAACTACTCTAACGCTTAGAAGGAGCAATCAGCTATGACTATTTATTATACCGCTACCGACCGAACTCCATTTACATACGTAATAACTCATCTTCCCTCCGGAAAACGGTATTACGGGGCAAGGTACAAGAAAGGATGCGTACCCGATGATCTATGGAAATCGTATTTTACTTCGTCGGATACTATCCAAGACTTGATAAAGCAGGATGGCACCACTTCATTCTCATTTGAAATTAGGCAGATATTTAACTCGATTGCCCATTGTTTGGCTTGGGAATGTAAGGTTTTGCATAAAATTAATGCAAAAGACAGTCCGGACTGGCTTAATAAGCATAATGGTGGCAAAAATTTCTGCAATACCTCCCCGGCGACGTTGAAAACTAGAACGAAAATGTCTACTGTCCGAAAGGGCAAGCCCAAGTCCGAAACCATGAAATTAAATGCAATGTGGTACTATGAACTCAAATTTGACGATGGGACCATAGAATACATTAAGGGAAAAATTAATGTGCTTCGTCGGTTAAACCGAAAAGATTGGGATACCGTACGCAATTCAATTGCTTATAAGGGAGGCTACTTAGCTCGTTCTAAAGTTACTGTTCGCAGGATGGATAAGACATTTATTCCGCACTAATATATGATCAGCGGCCCTGTTCTTTCCACTTAGTGTAGTCAATTTCCCACTGATTCTTTACAGGCTTGCCCGCAACGAACTTCTGGAACTGACGATAAGTGTAGCTCTTGCTACTGTAAAGTTCAGCTTCGTCAAAGCGGTAGCCATATGTGCTACAGAAATCACGATACTTATCAAGATCATCAAAGATTTGATTGATGTTAGGATTAGACTTAGTAGTATTCTTAGACATAAAATTCCTTATAGGACTATTTGTTGATAGGGTTGTGTTGTGTTGTAGTAAATTGTGGCACCGTTTTCACCGTCTTCTGAAACAGTGATTTCAATGTCACGTTCGGGGTAACGAGTTGCAATGTATTCATAAAGATCATCGCAAATCATTTCACAAGACTTATGATCAAGCTGCATCACTCCGTCACGAAAGCTATTCTCTAGCCATCGCTTGAACTGAATAAACTCAATGTCACGGTCGTTGTGTTCTACTTGAATCCCCACCTTAAAATGAAAGATGTGACGATGGGGATATCCTAAGAAACTGACATCATACTTATCACCAGTAGCCAGTTCCGGATTCGTGTCAGCGCCTGGATACATGTGAATTCCTTCTCGCTGGAAGGCCACCCAGATCATGCGCTTTGCTCTGTTCTTAACACGCACACGCTTGTCGCCTTGTGCTATTTCATGTTGAATATTTTCTTCTGTCATTGTTCTTTCACTATATCATAATGTGTGATTAATTACAATTGATTTGGTCAATCAAGAACTTCTGCGATGGCATCATCGCTATCCTCAATGATTTCATCAATTTCAGGATCTTCCTCAACTACAGTTTCATCTACATCAAATAATGCATTGAACATAGTGTGAGCATTTACAGTTTTAGCTCCAGAAAAACCCTGCCCAGCCTTCATCTGCTGCCAGAACTTGTCATAGTGGTCAATCATAGCTAAGCTTTTTTCACGATCCTTAAGTGAGAAAATCTCATCAACGATATCTGCAAATTGTAGATGACCTAAGGGATCCATTACCATCTTAGGCTTGATTCCTTTTGCGTATCTACGATTTGCTTCCTGAACAGCAGACATGTGCTGATAGACATTATGTGCCTGAATCAAAGTGTAGCTGAGAGTATCCCAAGAAGTCTTCGTTTCCTTACCGTGCTGTCCGATGAACCCCTGTCCACGATAGCACAGGTCCTTCATCACCATCATGTCAGTGACAGGGCTATCAGTGAATAGCTTATGAATGCCATCAGCTAGAACACCGTCACTGAACTTGCGAGTATCAGTTGCATACTTCTTGTTTTCCGCAGTCTTCTCCATAGAGTATGCCCATTTGGTGTTATGCTCAAATGTATTGTTGTTGTAAGCAAGACCCTTTGCAGCAGCAAAGAACGGAGAAGCACAGTCAAAAGTAATCTGCAACTTCGGATTGTGATATTTGCGAATAGCTCTCTGAATGTCAGTAAAGAGGACTGCATATTCCATGATAGAAGTACCAAGACAGTGAATAAGATCGTGCTTACCCTCTTCAAGATATCCATCATGAATGATGCCGACCAGACGCTTTAGCATCAAGTGAATATCAATCTTGTTCTGACCACCGAATGCCCAACCATTAAACGCTTTGTCACCGTAGATACCGGTATCGCAATACTTTTTCATTTCCTCATACCAGTCATCAGACTGCTTATGATTACGTCCCTGCAACACGTTCAGGAACTTACAACGACCATCACGATTTGCGATGAAGTATTCATTGTTGATATGCGTTGCTACAATAGCATCTTCGATAGTCTTGATACCATGTGCAGACTTGCCGGTCTTCTTGTCCTTGATATGATAAGTCGTCAATGACTGTGATGGGATATCAAGGCACATGCCATAGTCCATGTACTCGTCCATCCAAGTAAGAACTTGCTGTCGCTTCTTCATTGCACGAGGACAGTTAGGGTCTTTCCAGTCTGCGGGCCACTGACACTTAAGAATCTGGAATCCACCCGAGTCACCTAACAAAAAAGTGTTCTGCCTATCTCGTTTGCGGATGATAGATTCGTTATTGTCATCCTTAGTAATGTCTAGATTCGCATGACCCGCAGAATATAGTCCCCACTTGTACGTATACAAGCCTTCCTTCTCATTAAGGAAGTTTAACTTCTCAACATCACCGTTGAAAGCAGCAGGGATTCTCGCTGGGTCAAAATAGTTTTCACCTTCACGTTGCTTGCCTAAGCCTGCAATGAAGAAAGAGGAGACTGCTGGCAAAAACAACGCCCAGTCTGGGTCATGTGATGCTGAGAGATTAATTTGTTCCAATTTTAGATTCTTCTTTAGTTAAGATTTGTACCATTTTGATCTTTTGATCCAAATCTTTCTTTTGATTTAAAAGATCAGCAATAGTAGGGTTAGTCTTTGCAAGTCTTTCAAGTTCTACTTCTTCGTGCTCCTTCTTGATAGCCCAAGAAATTGCATTTTCAGCATCAGGAGTTAGACCAACACTAGCATGGCTAGTGTTAATCTGCATCCAGGTATAACCATCATAGACTTCCATAGCTTGAGTGCTGGAGTTCCATCTAATGTTTCCAGCGCCCAGTCCTGAACTGTTATTAGTATATGTTGGTGAAGGCATTCCACCGTTGACCATAATATACCGACTACCACCGTTGATCGTCTTAAGCATTTTTACTTAGCCTGTGCGGGCAAGAGATAACGCCATACAGCAAGACCGCTGTCAACTACGATTTCAGTAGCACCAGCATTTGCGATACGAATAGTCTTTTCACCCGGTAGATCCATGATTGCGAGGAAGACCTTAACGGGCCAGTTCCAAGGCTTATCAATCACACCGCTTACATCAGACTGAAACACAAAGTTACCAGAGTGTGTTGAGTGGTCACCGAAGTAAATCTTCAAGTCAGAACCTTCAGTCTTAGTCTTGAAGTAAAGTTCTTCACTGTTAGCCTGTGCCTGCTTCTTCAAACGAAGAATACCAGCAATACTAGGTTCAAACTCTACGTTCCAAGTAGCACCCTTAAAGGTAATAGTCTTGACGCGATCATTGACCGTAGTTTCACTCATCAAGCGATAGTCGTTAACGAAGTCTCCCGTCTTGGTCTGAAAGTGGATAGCGGCTGGGGCTTCGGGATCAGCATTAGTTCCGCGAGTCACATTGATGATGGCATCATCGTCGTAGTCATCAAAATTAACGATAGTCTTCAACTTTGACAAGTTAGGCATACCGAACGTACCGATGAAGTCAGCAACAGGAGACTTAAGCGTCCCGTATGCGACGAGAGTTCTGTCTTCGGAAGATGCGCTAACGAGCGTTTCCGAGTCAGTTCCAACTACCTTTACTAGGTCGATTACACCCAAGCCATGAGTGTGTTGGATTATGTCAAGTAAATAATCTTTCATTGTGTTTCCTTTATGATATTTAGGGGTTTATGTATTGAATAGTATAGGAATTCATTGCGTAAGTCAATGAAGTAGTTAACCGAAACTGAACAAGTCACTGAATGTACTATTAGTATCAGTGTCGAGACGAAGGTCCCATTTAAGAACTCCCAACAAGTTTTCGATCTTTTCATCTACTAGTTTACGTTCCATTTCTTTGTCGTCAAATGGTAGTTCAAGAAACCATTTTGGTAATCGAAGTTCATCTGTTGGATATGCAACAGAAGTGAACCCAAGTGGATTGGCTTTCAAAGCGCATACCACAACCTTCATACCATCAACGATTCGTTGACTGTACTGATCACCATTTAGCTTACGTAAATAGTTGTAGTTAATGGCTGCTCTTGCGTGACCAACTGAACACTTACCTGTCTTCTCGAATTTGATAGTGTGGTTCGTTAGATTGTTGACCGACTTAGGAGAACCCTTAGTCCAGCTATCCTGCTCAGAGAGATAATTCTTAAACTCCTTGATCTTTTCAATAACTTCTGTTCTAGTGTTACCTTGCTGAATTACCATGCAAAGCACACCCATAAGAAATTCTTGAACATACTTCGGAGTATCTGCTCTCTTAAGATCAAGACCCATAGCCTTGACCTTACCGTACCCGATGTTTACGCCCTTCTTTTTAGCTTCTTCTGGGTCAGTGATCAAGTCATAACGATCACCTTCCATATCAAAGATGTTGATAGCATATCTCTTCTTAGTGATAAAGATGGCGCGATCACCGATCAATTCACGACCAGCTTTAATAACCATGCCGTTCTTTCTTGGGCAATGGAATGCCTTTTCCATGAAAGCAGGGAAACTATCATTGGTCTGCTCTGCGATATTGTCATACAGTGCAACACACAAGTCTTTGTTCCATTCTACGTCACCCGTGTCAATTTGATTCTTGAGCATAGGATATGCAGTGAAATAGCAAGAGTCAGTGTCACCATAGACAATGGACTTGCCCTCGTGAGTATAGTTACCCTCGATCAGTTCATTGATCTGGCTCATCATGTGACGAACAATTTGACGACCAGACAAAGTAACTGACTGACCAATGCGTTTATCGTAGAATCGGCAGTGTTCATTCAAAAGTGCGCCGTATGCAGAGTTGAGAAGAATCTTACGAACAAGCTGACGCTTATCGTAATACTCAAACATCACCATATCACCAGAAGATTTTGCTTCTTTGGCTTGCTTCTGAGTTGCTTTACGTTCTGAATACCAACGAGACAGCAGACCGGGAATGACACCTTCTTTCTCGTAAGTAAAGATTGTGCCGTTAGCAGATAGAATCAATGGCCTATTGCTATCATAAACCATCTTCCAGATTTCAGCAGCAGACATTTGTACGGATCGACCATCTTCATAGTCTACCCATAGCAAAGTTCCACGCTCTTGATTCATAATAGCGGTATATTCTAGGGATCCAAAGAGACCTTCCCAGAGAATAGCTCCCATTACACCTTCTTCATCGTCTTTGTGCTTCTTGTTCTTCTTTTCTCTTGCAAGACGCTGACTCTTTTCATAAAGATACTGGTCTGTAAGAGTTTGTCGAACCTGTGCTACGATAGTTTCAGGAGACATATTCAATGCACGAATGTCAGATGGATACAGCGAGTTAATATCGACTGCACCAACCCATTCATGCATTCCGACTTGTGGATTCGCAACGAATGCACCTGCCGCCGGAGGATCGAACTCTGGAATATCTCTGCGTTTCTTGTCAGGAACGATGAAGCCACGAGCATGTGCTTCGTTGTAGATCGCCATTTCGATCATCGCCACCGAACCCATAACAGTCGGAAGCAATACACTGTTTTCGTGCGCTAGAGCGTTTGCTAGATCAAGGAACTTCGTCTTACGATGAATCTTCACCATAAGCATAGTATCTTGTCTGTTGTACTCTATGAACTTTTTGAAGTCTTTGTTATACAACTGGTCGAGCGAACCTTCATACTGAGTCTTGCGCTCGTTCACTTCCATTTCACCGATAGCATCAAGAGAATAACTATGGCGAGATTCGTAGTTGTACTTCTTATAGAGTTGCAGATAGTCCATGTGAATACGACCTACTAGATCGTAAGTTTGTTCTTCCTTACCGAATCGTTCATATGTACGAACTTTCGGAAGTTGACCAAGCAAGCAAAAACGTCTCGTGTCGTCTTTAGACATGATACGAGTTACACGATTTACGCAGTA